GCTTGATTGATAGTTAAGTAGTCTCCATCAATCTGAAGAGCAGAAGTTGGACTTGTTGTGCCAATACCTACGTTGCCACCATTAAAATAAGAATCTCCTGCTGTATGTATAGCAACAGTATTTGTTCCTGCATTTTTTAGTCTTATATAAGCTTGGTCAAGAGCAGAGCCTGAAGAACCTGCTCTACCAATAGAAACAAGTTCATAATCAGCAGATTTAACATAAAATCTTGCACCATCTCCTGTAATGCTTACATCTTGCCCTTCTCCTATTTGAACTACATCACTACTATCAATTTTAATTAATTCTTTAGCACTTGCACCTGTAGTATAGCCAATAAGTGCTTTGTTGTTTCCTTTGAGATATATATTGCCATATATAAAATCAATAACCGATGCTGAAGCATTACCTGTAAACAATGAAAGAGAGTCATCGCCAAACGAAAGAAAAGTATCAGTATCTCCAGAGTGTACAATTTTTTGAGGTATTGTTAAATCACCACCAAGAGTTAATGTACTTGCCATATCAACAGCACCATCAATATCCACTACATCTAAGTTTGCTGTACCATCTACATCTAAATCAGTTAATATGCTTACATTTTTTGCAAATTCCACTACTTCACTATTATTAGTAGTAGTGAATTTCATATAAGAATTTCCACCCTCTTTAATAGAAAGCGCAGTATCTACATTATCAGGAATAGATATTTTATTTTTATCGTCTCCATTAGAATCTGTTAAATTTATATGAAAACCTTGAGTAGCTGATTCTTCCTCTAAGTTAACTAATCGTAATGTACTTGACGAAGGAAATGAAACTTCAGTTTGTGATATTTGAAATGGACCAGCAGTTCCTTCTCCATCTGTAATATTAGCTAAAGACCCATCTATACCATTAGTATCATCATCTACTCTTAGTAATGATTTATAACTATCTTGTATTTTTTTATCTACTAAACCTGCCATAATTAAATCTCGTTATACACATAATCATTGTGTTCGTTAAATGTTAATGGAGTTTTATTCCATTTTCTAAAATAATATACAATTCTATAATTATATATTCTGTCAAATAGTAATTTTTGTGATAATATCATTTTAAGAACGTAACGTCTGATACATTTGTTGCTCCACCTGTAACAGTAGAATACCATCTATATACTTTAACTGGTATTATTTGACCAGAAGCAACGTTTCTAAATTCTAAAATTGTTCCTGCTCCACTAGCTTCAACACCAACTCTTAATGAACCACCAGTACCTACATAAACTCCATGGTAAGGAGCGCCTGCTAAATCAGAGCTGTCGCTAGCTGATGCAAGTGGTAATCCACCATCAAATAAAAGAGTTTCTACAGCAGTTTTTATGCTAGCACTATTTTCTTCAGCAACTTCTAGTCTATTGTTAGCATCTACGCTAGCAGTTTCTGAGCCATCTGTTAGCTTAACATTACCAATTGTATTTGCACCTGCTGGTATGCTAGCAACTACATCTACCTGCATTTGACTACCGTCAATCGCATCATCAATTTTTTCTACAGCCGTTTTTATAGCGTTAGAATTAGTTTCTACAACATTTAAGTTGTTAGAACCATCTACGTTTGCTATTTCATTACCGTCCGATATTTTTACAGAGCCAATAATATTAGAACCAGCAGGAATTGCGCTAGCTATATCAACATTACCTATATTATTATCACCAGCAGGCAAGCTAGCAACAACGTCAACTTGCATTTCACTACCTGATATGGCGTTATCTATAAGCTCTACGGCTGTTTTAATAGCATTTGAGTTAGCTTCTGTTACATTTAAATCTCCTGCTGTAGCTTGTACAACTTCTAATCCAGAAGTACCTGTTGTATCTACAGTAATACTTGAACTTCCATCATCTATTGATAGAGTTGTACCACCATCATCTACTGTTATAGAGCCACCACCATCGACAATCGTTGTTGATGCACTTGACAGAACATCTACTTGGAGATGACCATCGCTATCAACTAAAGGTACATAGCTTGTACCACTACCAGCTTTATTGGTATTACCAAAAATTAAAACACTATCATTAGCTTTATCAAGACTGACATCAATCGCAACATCTGAGCCTTCTGTGGTCAGAGTTACGTTCTCAATGTCTACTTTGAGGGCATCTTCGGCAGTATTAAGAACCTTATTTATAGCTTCTTTTACTGTATATTTTTGTATAGACATCTACACTATCCTTTTTTTTTACGTCAATAAACTTACCGTGCGATAGATTTCACATGGTCTATTTGACTGTATAATTTATGCATGCTAGCACAAGCTAGCAAAGTTAAATCTTATTCTTATTCAATTCCTGAAAAACGTTTTGCTGTTTTTAAACCTTCTCCTCTTCCATACATTTTTATTTTTTTAGAAATCAATGCATACATAGTCCAAAACTCTGTTGTTTTAAAACCTTTTAATTCTTGAAATGGTTTTATAAACTCAAGCTCTTCTTTTTCTGTCATTCCCTCAGTAAAAACATGACCTGCTAGTCTATAAGCTCTATAATACGGAGGGTCGCTTTGTAGTCTTCTATAAAAATCTTTGCTTATATCAGAAAACTCTAAAGCTTCTCTTTCTTTATAGTAATTTTGTATATAGCTTAATTCATCTAGACCATATCTTTGAGTAACTGTTTGCGTTTCCCATTCTATATAATCATTATACAATTTTTTTTCTTCTTCTTTTGATTTAGCTTTTTTATACCTCATTAAAAATAAATCTACAGTAGCTCTATTATCTTCACGAATACCATTCTTTATTTTTTTAGCATCTTCAATTTGTCTATTTTCATAATAATCGTAATCTTTAACAGGCTTAAAAAATCTATTTACTAAAGCACCTGCACCTTTTGTGTTATTAATTCTATTTTGAACCTCTTGGTCCATATAGTCTACAACATTAGGGTCCATATTTTTTCTTATACTAGAATAACCCATTTGTAAAGAATCCCAGAAAGGATTTCCTTTTACTAAAAGTCTATTCATACTGTATTGTAATTGTGCTGGACTTATTGAAACTGGAGCTATTTTAGTAACATCTTTTACCCATAATTGCTCTGGAACTCTATCCCTATTTGTTTCATCTCTTTTATCTAAAACAGGTTGACCTTTATATATTTTGCTTCCATATATATCTCTTCTTGTATGTTTTGCTAATAAAATGTGTGCTAAAGGACTAAGACCTCCAAACTCAACAGGACTAAGAGTTTGTAATGTTTTTTCAATAAAACTACTATCATCTAAATCAACAGGATTTCCGTAATAAGAATTAAATAATTTTCTGTATCCTGCTGAAACAAGTTTTTGATATGAATCTTTATCTGCTCTAAAATAAGTTGGAGTTTTTAATCCATTAGAATCAACGTGTTTATATGGTATTGGTATAGTAAAATAATTATACATATCAAAAGGACTTATTCTTCTGTACATCTGCTGTCCTTCTTCTGAAGAAAAGAAATTTTGCTGTATAATATGTTCTAATGTAAATAATTGACCTGTTTTATACGCCATTGTAGCAGGGTCTTTTCTCCAAGCTTTTGCATATCCTCTTGTTGCTTGTATAGATGTGCGAAAATATGGAAACAGATTATCCACAAAAGTACCATAACTTCCAGCTCTTGAAAAATCTAAATATGCTCTTGACCTATACGTTGCTTCTTTTGAGGACATACCATTTTTTAAAGCTCTTCTTCTTATAGCAAGTCTTGAAGCTACTTCAGAAAGCTCTCCAGCATATCCCATGCCATATTTAGCTAAATTAGCAGTATCTTTAGAAAAAGCTTTAACACCTTGATTTGTTCTAACTGATTTTCTAAACTCAAATCCTCCAGTTCTTGTTAACAAAGATGTAGCACCACCTTCATTTACCCAGTCTAAATAACTTCCTTTTTTACCTACAAAATCAGGTAAAGATTTTGCAAAATCACCTGCAAATTGAAGTGCGCCATAAGGTAAAAAATTGCTATACAAATCATTTTGTGTAAGCAATATATACTGCATATCACGTATCAAATTTGCAACAGCAAAAATAGGATTGTAACCAGTTGCAGTTGCTTTTAATGCTTTTGTTCCAGTTCCCCAAGCCATTGCATTTAATGCTACAGAATTAATTCTAGCGTCTGCCGTTACCCATCCATCTGCAAATTCATCATTAATTGCAAATGATTTTATATTAGCATTTTCATCTCTATACTGTATCTCAGTAAAACCTTCTTTTAAAGGTTTTTTCTTTCCTATTTCATAACCAATAGAAAATTCTGTTCCGTCAGTTTCTTTTATTAAATTTCTTAATGCTAAATTAGCATTATTTCTATATCTTCTATTTATAGCAGATGTAACTACCATTTTTATTAAACCTTCAGTATCTGCAAACAAAGAACCTTTATCACCTTCTTGTAGTTTATACCCATTGTCATAAGTAATTACTTTTTTATTATTTATTTTATACTCAACTTTACCAGTTACTTTATCTATATACTGTTTTGGGTTATAGTCTCTAGCTTTTAAATCATCTGCTTCTTGTTTTGTAATAAGATTATTATCAAACAAATCATCTACAACAGACTTCATTTCATCAAAATATATACTTGCGCTTTGTTTTATTTTTGAAAAAGACTCATCTGACAAAGGTGTTACTGCTCTAAAATCTTTATCTAAGTTTTTAGATGTTAAATATCTTCCGTCTTGTGCGTAGTCATAATTTTTAATCCTTTTTAATTCTACATCTATTTCTTTTAATCTTTCTGGAGATGGAGAACCTTTTTTTTCTTCAGTAAATGTAATAAATTTTTCGTCTTGATATCTTTTTAAATCTCTTTCATTTACAGCTACTATATAATTATCTAACGCTTCTCTTTCAACTGCATTTAAGTTTCTATAAACGTTTTCGTCTATATAATTTAATTTTATATTTGCCTCTTCTGTATAACCGTTTATAAGCGCTTTATCTCTATGCGCTTTATGCGCTAATTCACTTAATTCAAGATTTTTAGATTTTTCTATTTTTTCTAAAAAAGAGTCTGTAACAAAAGATACGTCTACAAAAGCTTTGCCAAGTTTGTTTTTTAAATTTTTTAATGTTAATGAGTTTTCAGCTTTATTAGTTCTATTATCTTTAGCATTATCTGACATAGCTTGTGCTAAATCTTTTTGACCCTTTGTTTTAGCTTTTCCAATATCTATCCAATCTTCTGGTCGAGATGTTCCTAGTATTGTTGTTAGTATTTTATTATCTAAAACTTCTGCGCCTACTCCATTGTATACATTTTTAATATAGTTAGCAAATTTGCTAGCATCAGGTTTAAATAATCCAAAACCACCCTGAAGGTTAGTAACAAATCCATCCTTACCTATTATATCTATATTTTTAGAAATTTCTGTAATAGCAACCTGTCTACTTTTATTTAAAGAATCTATTTGGCGAGGAGTTGCTTCTAGCTTTCCTTCTTTAATCAATCTTAATGATTGTTCTACATCAGCTAAAGATTCTGATAATTTAGTAATTTCTTCTTGTGCAGTTTTAATTTGTCTTTCTTTAAACGATTTTGATGTAACGCTTAAATCTTCTGTAGGACGTATTAAATCTTTTGCTTTTTTACCAGTAACATTTTCTATAACAGTAGGTATTACTTGAGGATTTTCTTGAAAATGTTTTACCATTGACTGTGTATTTTTATCATATTGTGATATTTGCTCTGGTGTTTTATCGATTAGTTTTAATGCATTAGTAGATATTGTTTGTGCTTTCTTTTTTACTTTACCTATAGCTCCTTTTGATACTGCATCTAAGGTAAGATAAGCTTTTGGATTTAAGTACATTGCACTCATTATATATGGAACAGGGTTATCTGCAAAGTTTGTTTTAGCTTGCTTAACTTTTTCTGGTCCAATAGATTCGTAAGTACTATAAGGTAATGGGACTGTTGCTAAAATAGCATCATTAATTATGTATGGAGTTTGTTTCCACCCCATAACTATATCATCCCAAAGTTGCTCTCCACCTCTTCCAGACATTGCAAACTCACCTAATCTTTGTGCAAAATCACCTAATCCAACAAAAGTTTCTTGTAAGCTGGGAAGAAAATTATCAAAAGCTCTTTTTAAACTACCTTCTGGAGCATTAGAACCAACAGCTTGCCTATACGCTTGTCCCCACGGAATTCCTTGTTTTGTTAAATCGTTTATTGTAGGAGGAGCTTGTATTAAATTAAATTCTCTACTTCCAGACCGAGAAAGATTATTAATATTTTTTTCAATTACAGTAGGATTATTTGGATTTATTTCATATAACGGTTTCTCATCATTAGGGTGTACAATATCTTTGTTAACATTATTTTCTCTTAAAAGATTATAAAAATCAAAACTTTTACCTACATATACTGTATTTTGATTTTCAAATTGTGATATAAAATTATTTACAACCCCAGTAGATTCTCCTACAGAAAATTTAGAAATTTCTTTTTGAAATCCTTTATAGTCTGTAATTACCTTATCATTATAATCAGTAACAACATTAACATCTCTTGTATTTTGAAGGCTCCCTAGTTCTCTTATCCTTGTTATATCAAATAAATTACTATTTTCTAAATCAGTTTCAAGAATATTTCCACCATCTCGCAATCTCAATGTTTCGTCAATAACTGCTTGCGTAACATCATTTTGTTTTCGTGTAATTGTTTTAGATATATCTTCAGTTTCCCAGTAAGGAGTTAATGCTTTAACATATCTGTCTTTTATTTGATTTTGTTCTTTTGTAATTAATTGATTTGGTAATAATCCCATGCTATATATGCTAGCAAACTTTTCTATATCTCCTTCAGATGTATTGTATATATTTTTAATTACATCCATAGTTGCATTATCTCCATCTTTTTTATTAGGAAATTGAGCAGTATATAGTTCTCTATTCTCTGGATTATCTTTTTCGAGAAGTTTTGGTCCTCTTACGGCACCATATTTTTGTGCTAGCTCATCAGTATAAAGAACAGCGCCTTTATTATTAGTCCTAGAAGTTCTGCCTTCTTCTCCATTATATTCTAATTTACCTATTGCATCACTTATAGATGTAAAATCTGGAGATTTTTCTTTTTTTGCTGTAAATAATTTAGACCAATTTAATTCATCTTTATCAGGATTGTCAGCAGGGTCTACAAAAAATTTTCTTTTCGAAAATAATTTATTCCAATTTAAATCGCTCATCAATACCTACTTGGAGGTTGCATTGAAGATTGCATTACAACTTTTGTTGAATCATCCTTTGCTGTTTCTCTATCAAACCCTATGTTTATAAGCCTCATAATTTGTTCCATACTTTTATCCTTTTTGTCTCTTAATTCAATATTGTAAGCAGTTCTTAAAGGACTAGACTCAGCAGATTGTAAATATTTATAAAATACTGTTTGCGCTCCTGTAATAGGTATTCTGTAATTTGCTTGTTTTGATGAATCTTCTGGCATAGAAACATCTTTTGCAATTTCATCTAATGTAATTCCAGCTTTTTCAAATGTACCATTTGCTATCATATCATAAAAATCTTTTTCCGTAAAATAAGCTTCACCTTGATTAAAATCTGGCTCTTCTGTTCCTGCGCTTATATAATTTATATCCTCTTTACCATATACATTAGATGTTCTTCTAGGTTTTTTTTGCACAGAATAGTTAAAAGTAGGAGAACTACCATCTTTAACAGAATTTTCAGCATTTGTAATAGTTTGTTTTTCTTCTTCTTCTGTTAGTAATTCTTTTGTTTTTTGTTCTTCAGCTTCTCTTTCTCTTTTAAATCTTTCTTCTAATCCTTTTAAACTACTAGTTCTTCTTTCTTCTTCTTCCTTGACAAATTGCTGTACAGATTTATCTGTAATACCAAATTTTTTCATTTGACTTTTAGCTTCAGCATATTGCTCTAATGTATCACGAGCTTTAAACTCTTTTAATATCTCAGAAGGTTTAATTTCTGTAATTTCATTTCTACGTGCTTTTTCATTTTTAATAATATCTTTTATAGCATCAAATCTTTGCTCTTCTGACTCACGTAATGATGAACTAACTTGACCTGAAGTTTTTTTAATATATTCTGATAATAACTGAGAAGTTGTTGACATTATGAATACCTCGCATTTTGAGCGTCTAGCCCTACTATTTGAGCTAATAAACCTTGTCTTGTACTTTCTGCCGAACCAGTAATATTAGCAAATTCTTTTTCTAATCTTAAATCTTCATTTCTCAAAGATAAATCTAGCTTTGAACTAGCTCCTTCTCTTTCTTTGTTTAATAATTCCATTGCAGTTCCAGATTGAGCTAAGTCTTGTGTTCCTAATACAAAATCAGATTTTCTTCCTATATCTTCTGACGCATTTAAAAAATCTAAAAATGTATCTTCTTTTTTAATATCAGAACCTTCTAAAGCCATTTCCAATTCAATTCCCTCTGCTTGACCTACATCGTT